TAATTGAGTGTTTTGGAAGTTTTCTAAATCTTCAGCCTTGGCAAGTGGTGATTGTTGCTTGATAGTGACGTCCTTACCATCAACTTGAACATCTGGGAATTTTCCACGTTCAATAAGGATATCAACACAGGCAGCCACTATCGGCTCAATCATTTCGGTCTTTTGACGACCTATTGATGCGCCTGACTGCTTTAAAAACTCCTGATTCTTTAAGATATTAAAGGTAGCAGATTGCACAGGATCGGTAGCTTCACCCAATGGAGAGCTAAAAAACGCCTTTCGAATACCTTCTTGATAGTTTTCAAGCATATTATCAGCAATATTAAGATTACCTGAAGGGGTCATAGCTCTCAGTGTTGGGTTTGAATTGTCATTAGTACCGACAGGGATAACAGTTCCGGGAGCAATACTCACAGTATGGGGATTAAAAATACCATCTGCTCTACCCGTATAAACGCCGGACATTTGCAATGCAGCATTGCCTAAAGTTAGCTCAACTATTTTGTTGGCAACCCGGATATCAGGAAGTTTTTTGATTCCTGGGCCTCGTCCGTAACCTTCCCCGGGAGTTAATGACCATCGAAAAACGATCATTCTTCGAGTTTTGAAAGATTGAGTAAATAAAAGTTTCTTTTTCCAAATGACAATTTGATCGTATTGTTTGGATTTTAGGTTAAACAAAAATGCATTAAGAATATCGAGTTCTTGATTAGGATCTTTGCTGAGTATTTTTTTCAAATCTTCAGGCACATCCATTTTTGGCCAAGTAGTTACCATATTAATAGCTTCAACTTTCTGTTTGCGCCATACGTTTTTAATTGCGCCACGTGCTGGCTTTTCAATATAAAGCTCGGCCAAAGGTATGTTGGTGAATTTTAAGGCGCTAGATTCATCAAAATCATTCTCTTCTACCAAAATACAGCCGGTACCAATACCTAAATCAATCAATGATGGTGTTATCTCGGTATCGAAATTGGAGTGGTTTAGATGGGTAAAGAATGTGTCTGTGGCTTCTTTTAGTGCCTTGTCGACCTCTTCTTTTTGGTCTTCTGGCACTTCATCACCAGCAGTTAGGTTCATCCATTGTTGCCATGTTGGTATTAATGAACCTTGAATTCTAGTGGCGAATTGTTCAATACTTTCTTCAGCGGTCGAATCAAAAACAAAGTGATTTTTACGCTGCCCTTCTGATTGAATAGTGAAAGTTTCGCGTTGAGGCGTGCAAAAATCCATAGCTTCTTGATGTAAAGAGCGCCATTTATTATAGCGCTCTTCAGCTTTTTGGAATCGTTTTAATAGTTTGGAGACTGATCCAAGCCCCTTAGGTACACTAGCCACCTGTTGTACCAGCCAGATTAGTAGATTTAACGCCGGTTTCTGATGTTCTAATTAAAAGAGAACGTCCAGCTCTTCCGGTTCTGGATAATTGTCTACGCCTTGCAAGCTCGCTTTCACTTTCTGCTAGCTCCAATTCGTCGGCTTGCCTTTGTTTAGCAATCAACGACTCTTGCTTTTGTTGCGCCCGTCTGGCGGTACGCTGACCAAATAAGTCACCCATTTTTCAGCCTCTTGTAAAGTTGCCAGGGAGTCCAAGTCCAAAACTCTGAAATCCCTAGTAATGATTTGACTTGTTCAACGCAATTAAACCGGCACAAATGACCACGGTCTTTTAGTACGTCGACTGTTGCGATAACTTTAACAAATTTGTACCCATTTGTCAGTTCATTGAAACTATCTTCATTAACCGGCAATAAATCAACGTGAGTATGACTCTTTACCGGGTCGATTACTACGTAAAATTGGCCGCCTGGTGATAGTTTGAAGGCAAAACAATGGAAAAACCCAGGCTTTAGCAATCGTTGTACCCAATGTTTTTGGCAATCACCGCCGAAACAGATGTACCATTCTTCTATTATTTTTTTATCCGAAGACATTGAAACCACCTGCTTGTGCTGGTTTTGAGAATTGACTTTGATGGTCGTTAATTACTGCTGAACGGCCTTCACCTTCACCCTGCACGCCATATTCTAAGGCCTCAACAATGTGTGAGTATTCGTTTTTGTCTGGTTCATCGGTGTATCTTTCGCTGGTGGTTTGAATTCTTCTATAACAAAAACCACCCTGCAATCCTTTTCTAGCCATCTTAGCTTTAGGTAAGATAATAAATCTCGGTTTACCATCCATACAGAGCTCAATCATTGGCTTTTCGAGCGCTGCTCGTCTTAATGTAGGATTATTGCTCTCAGTTGGGAAACAAGGAATACCAGCAGCTCGGATGATTTGAAATGGTGTATCATCCGTTCCCTGGCCCTTATTATCTCCAGAAGGGTCCCCCCACCCCTTGAATTTGTAGCCATTATAATTAGCTTCAAGATATCTTTTTAACTCAGGCGCAAAGGTTATAGCGCTCATATCATCACAAAGTAACTCGTCAAACATTATCCATCGGCTAAATGCTGGTTGTCTTTGAAGAAAGGCGCAAGCTGGCGTCCTACCAAAATCAAACCCTAGTACTATTTCAATGTCTTTTGATGGGGTAAAATTAATATCCTGGCAATGGATAGAGTCGACGTACCGAGGATGGACCGGCTTACCATCTGAAACAAACCCATATTCATTAGCTAAATTTACTTTTATCCAATCTTCGTCTTTATTGGCCATACCTCGTAAATAATAGTCTTCAGGTAAATTGCTGAGATTTTCAGCGTTTGGGTTTAACTTCCAAGTTTCACCGTCTTTATAAACGCCGCCAGGCTGGCGAAAGAATTTCCACCCATCATCTTTGGTTTCTTCAGCAGCTTTATAATACCAATGATCTTCATCCGGTGCGTTGGTATCACCTATCATGCCGTGCCATGTTGGCCTTATGCCTTCTTTCATTGAAGGATAGCGACCATGGCGCAAATCAAGTATATCGACAACTGATTTAGGTAATTCTTTAGTTTCGTTTAACCAAATGCCGGTAGCCTGGATACCTCGAGCTTTCTTAACATGTTGAGGCCGGTCAAATGCGATAAACATTATTTCTGCTTTAACCTGAGTTCCATCTTCCAGATAGAAATCTAGTTTATGGGATGGTGGTTCTCTACTCCCTTGCTTAAACACACCTAATTCACCATGAATTTCTATCCAATCCTTAATGGTAGTTGAAGACAATTCTGAATAAGTGTTACGCGCGGCTATCCAACGAGTTAGTCTAATATTGTAATTTTTATGATCTTTGGATTTAACGGGCTCCTGTTCACACATTAAATCGAAGATTTTAAGAATGGTTTGAACGGTCTTACCGGAACCAAGCGGCCCCATAATAAAGGTATTTCTTTCCCGGGAGTCAGAGAATTCTTGAAGAACTTCGCCTTGCGGCATTAATAAATATTCAACTTCTTGATCACTCACTACCATCAAACCTTTTGCGAATGGTTTTAACGATTAATTTACCGTCGAGCTCTATTTTGTCAGTGAACATTTTCATAGTTTTACCGATAAGCTCCAATGATTTGTTGGCACCAGACGAATCGAACCTATATTCACCGGTTTCTATCATTTCGCCATCCACTTTAATCATGACAGGTTCAGCAGTCATGCATCTTTCAGCGACAGATTTAAGGTTTTTTAGCACCCATTCAGCGTCTACTTTAGCCGCTCCAGCTATATCATCCCTTATTGAGTCGATAAATTTGTCAACATTAGGATAGTTTAGGATTTCACTTGCTGAGGTTTCAGGGTTCTTAGAACGCTTTCTATTTAGGTTTTTACATGCTTTTAGGTAAGCTTTTGTACCATTCTTAAAGCCTTGTTTGATGAATGCAGCAGCAACCTCCTTCCTTAGCTTGGATTCTATCTTGTCGAATAAATCTTTTTGTTTGGCGGTTAGTTTAGCCATTAATACCCACCATACTCACAGATAAATCAGCGTTTTCCATAATAGTTTTGAGGCGAGCACTCCTTTTCCGCTCTCTTTCCAGCGCTTCTAATGATGGGTTTAATCGATGTACACGTTGTTTTTTTGATTTAGATTCTTCATCCATATCAATCTTAAGGGTTTTTTGTGATAGTTGATTAGTCATTAGGCATTCTCACTTAGCGTTAATTCATGCCTGATGTTGCCTATAACTGATTTCATTTCTGCGTTTTGGATTTTTATATTTTTGTTATTTGATTTTTCAGCATCTAATTTAAAGTCTAAATCTCTCACTTGATGGGCTAGTTTGGCTGATTGGATGGATGCCATTTTGTAGAATTCAGATGCGGGGGTATATTGCTTACCACCAACTTCAACGAATATTTCACCGTTATCTAGAACGCCAAAGACCACGTTTGGCTTTTTAAGCCTGGAATCAATTAGCTCTGCTATTTCTGAAATGGTTAAACCGAACAGCAATAATTTTCCATTGGCTGCGCTTTTGGATATTTCCTCGATGCTGACGCTTACGTGATTGTCGTTTATATCTTTGAGGGTTATGTAAGTTATTGAGTCTGTCATAATCAGTATCCTTTCGGGTGATTGGGTTTAATTAGCTCCGTTTCTAAGGCGTCTGGTTATTTCGACGCCTAAAGCTTTATGGAGTTCAGTGCTTGGTGGTGATTTTTCATAGAGATACACCAAGTCGATGTTTTCAATTTCATCGGTCTTGATATTATTTGTGAGTATTTTAACAAGTGTTTTTCTGTAACGATTAAACATTTTATCACCTGGGTTATTTATTGCATTTATTATGGCACAAATCCAAGAATAGGACATTATGCCCCATCCCTTTCTTTTTTGCTCTAAAATGCTCTATCGTTGCCATAAGGGAGATATTTTTTATTGGCAATCCCGAAATAGGAAATTCCATGGTACCGCCGCACCAAATACATCTATCGCCATGGGTAACTCTTAATAGATTTCTAGTTAGAATTCTATTTTTCCTACTTTTCATACTTCCTTTTTTAGCCATATTTGTTCATGTCTTTCTTGGTTGGCTCCCATTTATCAATCCCAAATTCCCTTAGATGGTTGCCATATCCGGTTAATGTGCCAATTTTAGCCAGGGCGCCGGTTAAGCTTTCAACGTGTTTTTCCAGCGAATCAATCTTTTCAAGTAATGCTAAATCACCTTTGTAAATTAAATTACCTTTATCAGTGTCTGTAAATTTGGATTCGTGCTCGGCGGCCCATGTTCCGGAGATGCCTTTAACCTGTTCACCAGGCAAATTCATATCATATGACCCTGATTGCGCCATTATGATTTCACGCGGGTACTTAAACTCCATTAATTCCTTAACTTTTTCTTCATTAAGATTGAAATTTCCCACGGCATGATTAAAGAAACCCATAAAAATATCACGCGTCAAATCCCCTTCATGTGCTAATGATTTTTCGCTGATTTGGTTGAATGCTCGCTGTACGTTGGTGATATTGGCCATGATTAGTCCTAATGTGAAGTTTGAATGATTACGCTACCTGTGCGCTTTTCTCTTAATGCTTGCTCAGATAACTTGAGTTTTTCGTCGATAAATAAAGCGTCCGTTCTTTCTTTAGCTTGATTGATAATGAAAGTCCTGATATCCATAAATGATTGTTGCTTCATACCAGCCTTTGCGAAATTTTGCGCCAATTCCTGTAAGCTTTCTGCCCCTCGAAAGATATTATCGTCACAAAGGTTATCAATACATTCTTGAATGAGTTTATCTATTTTATTTTCTTCGGGCATTGTTTATTTACGCTTTTTACTGAGTAAACTTCTGCGCTGTCTCGATTTAGATAGCGCAATAGCAACGGCTTTAGGTCGCTTTGTACCTTTGGACATTTCCGATCTAATGTCGCTGGCTATTATTTTTTGCTCGGCTTTTGTGTGTGAAGGCATTTTTACAATTCCTTATTTATTTTGATTTTCCTGTCATTTTTTCAACGGTTCTTAACGCTCCCATACCAAGCATTGCTAAAACCAATTCCATCAATCCGTCAGCTGTAACAGGATACGGAGCTAATTCGCCGGATGCAAGCACTAACTTAGTCCAGATGTAGGCCGCTAATGCGTACTGAGGAATAAAATAGAAACCTAGTCCAACACCACAAACCCAACCAATAAAAGGCCGCCAACCTGCAACAAATACGCTTCTATGCCCGGCTTCCACTTTATTCAGCTCGACTTGGGCCAAGATCGGTTTTTGAGCAAGCCTTAATTTGACGTTTTCGAGGGTTAGTTCTTCTTCATCACTGGTAAACAATCCATCAAGAACATTTCCAACCGCTTCAATGGGTTTTGCTGCTGTACTTGAAAACAAACTAGTAAACCATGACATTAATCACCTCGCATTTGTTTTGCTAATCTTTCCGCTCTTAATCCTACCTGGACAGCCCATTTACTATTGAGCATCTCGTTAGCCGCTAGCTCAAAATCTCCTTGAATAAGCGCGTTTATCATATTTTTGAATTTACAGAACCCGGCAATACCAAGATTATAAGCCATATTAATCAATACCGCGCGACGGTCCGGTGATATTTTAGAGTAAAAACTGAATTGTGCGAGTCGAAAAGTGATTTCTTTTAAGTCATTATTAAGTAAATATTCTGCTTCTTCTTCGGTAAGCGGCTTATCATCGAGATTTCGACCATAACCAATAGTAGTTTTGTTAGCGGTGCATTTGTAGGGTTTGCCACGAAACCCTTCATCTTTTTTTATTTGATCTATTGCGCTCATGACATTAACCAGGTAGCTACATCTTTGCCGAATGTACCAAGAGCGCCGGCAATAACGATACCACCGCCCCAAATTATTTTGTTTGCAATGGATGAAAGTCTCGAATTAGCTTTAACAGCTTCGGATAAAACTCTTATTTCGTCTGAATTTGTGTTAACCCTTTCTTCGAGCCTATCGTGCTTAAGCATTTGTTCAAATACTCGTTCATGCATTATTTTGTTATCTGAAACCATTTGTTCGAGTGCTTTAGACGTTCTGTCGTTGCTCTCTGCGTTCATTTTCACATAGAGATTGAATTCTGGTCTTAAAATGGGTTCTCCGCTCATGCCATACCCCTACTAAAACTCCAACCCCGAATACGAAAAACACGGTCGATATAATTATAATTGAGTTTGCCGTGTTTATTTCTATAATTATAGACATAGCGATTCAACAGCCCTAAATAAATCAATTCAAATATTATTATTGTGCCTATGAAGGCGTCCTTGGCATTGTAAATCGAAATAAATTCTCGATGAAAATACGCTTGAATAGTTAATAGATTGTACACTACATTTATAAAAATGAGAGCGGTTATCACAAAATGAGATTTTAAATATAGGAGAAGGGCCATAATTGGGATTTGAACCGAAACATACATCAGGTAAATAAACCATTTGTTTTCAGACCTGAAGTCTAGAAAAAAGTATAAATAGGCTATTTTGTGCAGTGCAAATTCGATAAATACAGCCAATGCAATAAAGCGGTACCTCTCTACAGAGCGTACCGCCAAAAAACCCGCAATGATTAGACAAACTGTATTAAACATTATTTTTGCTTAGGGTCTGGCTCGCCATCATCTTCATTACCGCCGTTAATATACAAAGGTTTCATAATTCTCTCTCATTTGGTTGATTGGATTACCACTTTAGATATTACAATGCTATGCAATCGCGCTACGAATAACGCGATTTCTATACCGCCTGAGCCCTCAAAAGGGACTTCTCCCTTATTGAGAATCCACCAGCGGTTATGCTTGTGGATGAGGATATGCATAGTCTGTCTGATTTCATCAGTGATAATCCAAGTTGTTGAGATTGAAGTGTATCAATTTAATTGAATAACAGCAATTTATCCTACATCTTCCCAGTCGTCGGCCAGCATATCAGTTTGAGAAGGAAGCCAAGGCACAATGGTTTTGACCGCTGCCTCGTTTTCAGTTTTCACCCCTAACGAATTTATAAAAATATAGGAGCCTATCATTTTAATATTATCATTTGGAGTTTGTAATTCAATGAAAATTCCTTTTCCATTCCACCCTTTACGGGCAACTTTACGACCAGCCTTTAGTTCGTGTAACGCTTCACCGAAATTCATGGTTTCTGGAATGGTTGAATAACCGGCCTCGAATGCATGTTTGGGTGAAAATGACAAATAACCATCTTCATATTGAACTAGGTAATCTCCCTTGACAGGCAAATATCGGTGAATGAGTTTAGGATCTAATGGGTGTTGGGTTTCTGGCTCACTTTCTAAAGTAACAAAAACATTGTCTGTGTAACTTGTGATGTAGAGTATTGCCGCCGCTTTGACAATTTTGTGGCATTTGAACGATTGAAGTTTCATTGGTGTTTTCCTTTTGTTTATGGGTTGTTTAATAATAGTCGTCGCCCAGGTCTTCTGATTCACCTTCGGTTTCGATGAATTCATCCACTCGGCTTTTCATCATATCGATATATTCTTTTTCGGTATCTGTGACAGAAGTAAAATCGCTAATTATTTCTGCACCATCTGAATTTCTAAATACAGTATAGTAAAGTTGACTCCATCCACCGAGACAGGTTTCACGCTCACATTCTATTTCATAACCTCGATAATTAACTTTCATATTATTGACACTCTTTGTAATGTTGATAAAACCAAATCAAAGTTAGTTCTGTTTGATGATGGTTCTTTTTTGATTGTTTCTTTGCATTTTAGAATAGCCTTTTTACTCCAATACATTTTAGCGCCTTTTGTTTTAGATACGCCATCAGGGATTTGCCCGGTATCACGGAGTTTATAGAATCTAAGGTGTGTTACGCCAAGAATTTTAATTGCTTGCTTCATTGTTAATAAATCAGACATGGTTTTAATTAATCCTAGTTGGTAGAAATCCTTGAGGAAGAACCCATAACCAATAAATATTATGATCATCCAATAACTTGCTTTCTGCTGGATAAAATTCAATAGCGACTATTTCAGGACCAAAAATCTCGTTTTTAATATCTTGCATTTCTCGCCAATGCCTTGGAATCGGTTTATCATCATGGCGCTGAATCATTGCTTTGATTGCGGTTACTCCGTGAGTCATTTCTGCGTTGTCATCAATCATTACCACATAACGGTTGTTTTTATACGCTCTACTCATCCATAATGGTGTATTAAAATCATCCAAATTTATTGGTTGAAACTTTCCCTTTGGTTTCTTAAAAAGCTTTCTAGCTTTTGATTTTCTGGCTTTAGTTACATTCATATTAAATAATCTTCCTGTCTTCAAGCTGTTTGATAACCTCTGAATCAAATTCAACAACCTCATCATTCACACACCAAGCAAGATAACCTGGTTGGTCATAAATCAAATCTTCAATCTCTTCACCTTTGTGTTTACCGAAAGGCATTGAATCGGATAGTCTTAGTGATGGGTATGGCATGATTAATCTACTCCTTATTTATAGCCCGGCAATATTTCGAAGATTTTTTCTCCACCAAAAATTTCCTTCATTTTCTTTTCTTTCTGGAAACTCTCCGTTTTCTCCGAGAGCCCACTTAACAGCGTTTCTTAATTGTTTAATCTCGCGCTCCCAATCAGGACTTGGATCAACCTCTGCAAGTAAATTACCTTCTGTGTCGAAATATTGGATAATAATTCGAATAGGAGTTTTGTTTCCATCACCTCGTCGACCTATTGTCGATTCAATCACTTTAATTACTCTTGCCATATCCATAATATATTCCTTTTGTATATTAGAGGGCCCATAATATAAGCTAGAGCCCTCTATTTATAGGAGTCTGTTTAGTAGGGCTCCAGGTTAAGCACTCCCCATGTAAACCTTAGTTTCACAGCCATCGAATCCATCAATTAAAATACCTTTGAACTCTTCGGCAATTTCTTCCTTGATTGACTCGAGTTTAATGATTCTGAATGTTAATTGAGGTACATCACCGCCGGTAAGCAAAGAAACTCGAATAATAAAAGTTCTTTCTTCCAGGTGAAGATAAGGAACGCAAGTAAACTTTATTTCAGAAGGAAGTAAATGTTTGTCTTTGGCTTCAACCTTTTCCATTGTGCTCATGCTTTCAGAATAGTCACAAACTTTGCTATTTACCTCCCTCGCTGCTTCAATAGTTAAATTCCTTAAGGATGCCGCCGCTGCTTTGGCGCCCATATAATCACCGTCCGTTGAAAAGACATTTATATTTTCTTCCCAATCTTCAATGAAATCTGAAGCCTGTTTTTGGCTTAATCTTGCGCCATCCATAGATAGCAGTTTAGAGAAAGCCGCCGTTTCATCCAGACCAAGGGATGCTGTGTGTTTTTGGTGTAATGGCTCTTCCAAGGTGCCAAGGTCAAATATTGTTCTAGCGACCATACTTGGTGAATCCACAAAACAAGCTGCACCATCTTTATCGAAATCTTTTCCGTATTGAATAAAATCATTAATGCTTTTGGTTTTGAATGAAAAACGATAGCTCGAACGATTTTTCATGTACCGTTCCAGATCATTAACATTGAAATTATTAGGAGCAACTAATAGTGGAACGTGAGTGTTTCTGGAATTTAAATGCTCAACTAAGCTATCCTGAGTCACCGTTTCTTGAATTTTATCTATTGCTGATTCGTCCATTTTACTATTACCTTTTTTGGTTTGAGTTTTGTTAAGTGTCTATATTTGGTGATTTTAGCGGGTTTTGAGTAAAGACCTGAAGCGTATTAAGGGAAGGGAAGACCCGCCTCAAACCTACGGCTCGTAGACTTAGCTAAACTAAGACTCTAAAACCAACAAATATAAACACTTAACGCATTTTAAAACTTACTTGACCTGCTGAAGATTAAACTGACCGCTATCATCCTCCTTTGGCGGCTCGATGGTCATTACGCCTCGTTTTCCAACATAAAAAGCTGTTTCAGTGGTATCTTCTTCACCTTTTTTGCCGCGCTTAGTCGGTAAAGAATGCGAAAGTTTATGAGAAATAATAACTTGGTTATTATCACCCATTTGCTGAAAACTGAATTCAATGTTGATTTTGCTTTTTCTGTTGCCTTGACCATAAATTAACTGGTTTTGAGCAGCTTCACTTAAAATATATGCAAGCTTTGTTACGAAATTACCCGCGCCAAGCTCGCCCATAAAATCTACTACATTGGTTTTACTGTCACTCATTTTCTTGCTCCGTTGGTTATTGAAATCATGCCAAATGTTTATAGGGGTGACTGACGGGGCTCGAACCCGCTAACGCCAAATTCACAATTTGGGTGCTATCCAGTTTGCATTCAGCCACGCCTATAAACACTTGTTACTTTAAAAGGTGCCTGCGCCGGGTATCGAACCCGGATTACCAAGCGTGGAAAGCTCGTTAATGACCTCATCACAGGCTTAATTAGTTTCTCAGTTGTTCTTAAGGGTTTAATCCCCAATAAACCTCCATACATGCCTTTACATCAACCATAGCATCATGAGCACCTTCTAATTCTACGCCGGTGAAATGCTTATAAGCTTCGCCTAATGTATGACCACTCTTGCCACCAATCCACTTTCTGAAGTTGATTAAAGTACAATAATAACTCCCTTTGCACTTCCAGACATCATCAGGGATTAAATCAGGTAAGTAGCGTTTTAGTGCTATTCGGATGATTCGATTGTCAAAAGTAGTGTTGTGGGCAATTCTTAAACTGCTTTTTTCCCACATATCGAGAAACATTTCTAATGCTTCTTTTTCCGGAATGCCAACTTCATGCGCTATTTCATTGGTAATGCCGTGAACCTTAATAGTGTCTTCAGGAATAATCCAACCTTCAGGCCTGATAATAACATCCATACTTTCTACAATTTCTTTCGTTTCTGCATCAACCAGCATTGAAGCTAATTGAACCATATGTGGCTGATTTTCGTTACCGGATGGAGTACTCCAGATAGGTATTCCGGTTGTTTCCGTATCGAATGGTAGTAATTTCATCTTATTTCCTTTGTCGGTTGGTTTGTTAATACGCCCACTAGGAGCGCTTAATTGTTACCGTTGCCTTTCCTGATTTTAAAACTGTGTTTTTAGTGTAATCTACATTCACAGGATAAGGATAAACTGTCACTTTCGTTTCAACATAAACCGGCTCAATCATCCCTACCTCACCTGCACACATAACCCACGTAGCTTGAGTATTTTTACTGGCAAATATACCGTTCGGCTCTGCTTGTTCAACCACTTCATAGGCGTATTTGGTCCTACCAAAAATCTACGGCGGTTAGTGGATTGGTTAGGCTTGTATCATACGGAATGCCGAAACCAATACTTGCACAATCACCCTCAATTAGACCCCTATCGCTACGCCATACTGAATGAGTTAAGGCTTTCATGTTGCGAATATTATAAAGTTGAATGACTAGATCTCTCTCTAGACTCCAGTCATACGCTGGAACGGGTTGTGATGTTGAATACTGGGCCTGTTGGCGTTCCACTGCTTGCGCAGTTTTTTCGCTCTGGTTGTCTTTAATATCACACCCTGAAAGGACGAGAATTGCAATACATAAATTTAATAATTTATTCATTTTTTCACCTATTGGTTGATTGTTATTGCTCGTAATTGAGCGGTTAAGATTCGTTTTTGTGCGCCAAGTTCTTTAGATTTCTCTGGATATTGACTCAACATAATATTAATTTCAGCAAGGCTAGCCTCTAAAATAGCCGCCCTTTGCTCCATTCCCTCTTTATATTGGAATGAGGTTTTCATGACGATCCGGTCAACTGCCATACTTGCAGGCTTCATAAACAGATTGATTCCTCCAAATAAAATAACTAACGCTACTACAAAAATAGCAATCCATTTCAAAAGACCGAATGGCCCACCTTCTACATCTTTCTCTACTTTTTCCCAGCTCATCTTTTTTCTCCGTTGATTGATTTGTTAATGGGCTAACTCGTAGCCCATAGGCAAAACAACTAACTTGTTACTAAGTAGCTATTTGCGTTTCTTTGTCACGTGCTCCGTATAGGTCAAGAATACCAAATAACTCTTCAACGGCAATAACTGGGAGCTCGTACCGGACAGCCCAATCAGTAACATCACTAG